GATAAACAAGGAAAGAATTTACATCTCGAACATCTCGAAGATGAAATAATTAATTTCGGTGTTACAGGTGGGAGAGCTTCTATAGAGTTTCTTCGTTCACTTCGTAATATGTTATCTGGTGCTTCTCGAAGTTCTGTTAATATGACAGTTAAGTGGGATGGTGCTCCAGCAGTATTTGCTGGTATCGACCCAGCAGATAATAAATTTTTTGTTGCAAAGAAATCTGTGTTTAATGTAACACCAAAATTATATAAAACAAATGCAGATATTGATGCAGATACATCTGGAGATTTAAATACAAAGTTTAAAGTTGCTCTTAAAGAATTTCCTAAGTTAGGAATCAAAGGAGTATTGCAAGGCGATTTAATGTTCACAAAAGATAGTGTTGAAAGTGATACAATAGATGGTGTTAAATATCATACTTTTCAACCGAACACGATTGTTTATGCAGTTCCAATTGATTCTGATTTAGGAAAAACTATTAAGAGTGCTAACATAGGTGTTGTGTGGCATACCACTTATAGTGGAAAAGAACTTCAAGGTATGAAAGCATCATTTGGTGTCAATATAAAGTCATTGACTAAATCTTCAAAAGTATGGATGGATGATGCGAGTTATAAAGATACATCTGGTAAATCTACATTTACTGCAAAGGAAACAGAAGCGGTTACAGCATTGTTATCAAAGACAGGAAGCACATTCCAAAGGATTAATATACCATTATGGAATAGATTTTTAAAACTACAGGATAGTCTTTCTGGAAAATTTGCGAGTGTAACTGTTAAGACATATAATAATAAATTTGTGCGACAGGGAGTGCCGATAGCAAATCCATTAAAACATGCACAAGGATATTTACATTATGTGATAGACCAGTTTGATATAGAAATCAAAAAGGTAAGGACACCTGCAAAGAAAAAAGAATTTGAAACCAGAAAAGCAGAATATATTAGAGAATTTAAAAAACATACACCAAATTTAGCACAGGTATTTACCATGCAAAAATATTTGGTTGAAGCAAAGATGTTGATAGTTAAAAAACTAAATAGTATTAAGCAATTGACCGACACATTTGTTAGGACAGCAGATGGATTTAAGGTAACAAATCCTGAAGGTTATGTTGCGATAGACAGGGTGAGTGGAGGCGCAGTTAAATTGGTGGATAGAATGGAATTTAGTCATATGAATTTTTCGGCAATAAAGAGTTGGGACAGATAAATGAAAACATTTAGTAACATCACAGCAGATATAGAAAAATCTAAAGGTTTACACGACTTGCAAGAGAGAAAACCATTAAATATCGCACAACGAAGAAAACTTGCGATACGAATGAAACGACTTTCGAAATCTGGTGCGTTTAAAAAGAAAAGAGAATTATCACTTCGTAGAGTTGCTACAGGTGATAAACTTATGAAACGGGCAATGAAACGTGCCAAAATGGTAATAATTAAAAAGTTTTATGGAAATATAGATTATGCGAATTTGCCTATTTCGGCAAAGATGAAAATAGATATGCAACTTCAAAAGAAAGCATCTATGATACCAAAGATTGCAAAGAAGTTAGTAAGGATAATGAGAAAACAGGAAGTTGAAAGAGTTAGAAAACTAAAAGCGGGTGGTAACAAATAAATGATGAAAGGTTTTAAACAGGTCTTAACGGAAGCAAAAGAAAAAGTTGTTTTTGCGTTTGGAAGATTTAATCCACCCACTACTGGTCATGAAAAACTAATCAATAAAGTTGCGAGTGTTGCTGGTTCTAGTGATTATAAAATTTATCCATCTTTTACAAAAAACCCGACAAAAGACCCATTACCACATGCACTTAAAATTGCATATATGAGAAAGATGTTTCCAAAACATGCGAGAAAGATTGTTGCAGACCAAGATGCAACTACGGCAATGGCTATTGCAACTAAATTGTATGACGCAGGTTATAAAAATCTAGTAATGGTTGCTGGTTCAGATAGAGTTAAAGAATTTCAAAAATTATTAGATACTTATAATGGTGTAAAAGGAAAACCACATGGATATTATAAGTTTGCAAGTATAAATGTTGTATCTGCTGGCGATAGAGACCCTGATGCAGAAGGTGTAACGGGAATGTCTGCTTCAAAGATGAGAAGTGCTGCTGCTAGTGGAGATATAAGTGCGTTTAAACGTGGACTTCCAAAAGGATTTAAGGGTGCAGAAAGATTATTTAAAGATGTAAGAAAACATATGAATATTCGTGATGAGAAAAGATGGTTGGGTAAGATGACCGATTACGAAGAATTTAGAGATGCATATCTTACAGGAAAGATATTACATGTAGGGGAAATGACAAAGGTTGGTGAAATACTTAGACGTGGAACGAACTATGTAACAGTTCTTACAGAAAAGAATGGATATAAGAAAGTATGGTTAAAAACTTTACAGGAATATATGATAGAACAGGTTTTAAATGATGAATAAGATAAATAGAATAAAGGAATAGGAATAAGCAAATGAAACGATTTTATAACGATTTTTACCAAAGCTTTGGACGTACTGTTCATGATTTACAGGAACAACAAGTGCGAGATATTGTTGAGTATGCCGAGAATGGATTATCCGAAAACGAAATAGTCCTTCTTACTAACATGGATAGACGTAGAGTTCGTGATATCATAGGACATATTAAACCGATACAGGAAGAAATACTTATGGAAAAACCATTGTTTAGGGTGGTTTTAAAATTTGCGAATTCCGCTGACTATAAGAAAGCACAAAAATATATTAAAACTGCTAACATCAAAGGGATGAAGGTAGATTACAATTACAGGTCAACTGATTTGTTAATAGTGTTTGACAATATTGATTCAGCATTTAAAGATAAAAGGCAATTTCTTGATTGGATTAAAAAAGGGAAATTTAAATTTAAAATAGACTTTGAAGAAGAAATAGAAGAAGAAACCCAACTTGATGAAAGATTAGATTCCATTATAATGCAGAGTAAAGGGGCAAAAGATTTAGAGAAAATTGCTAAGAGTCGAGGAAAGGGTGATGTTGAATTCAAGGGTGGTAAACTTACTCTTGATGATAAGTCAGCACAAATTATTTTAGATATCATTGCTCAAGAAGAAAAGTGGCCACAATATCAACTTCGAGATGCTATAAAAAATCCAAAATCATATACATCAAAAGATGTGATTAAGTTGGTTCAACTTGCTAAGAAAGCACAGGGTGATAAAAGACCAATGACACAGGTAAAATAGGAAACGATAATGGCAAAAACTAAATTAGAACGTATGAATCTTTCGAAATATTTAAAGACAAAATATAAAGATGTTAAAGATGTTGACCCTTCTGACGTTGATGATGTTGCAACAGCAAAAGATATTGCGAGTGCAGATAAAAATATAATGATACAACTTAAAAAACAAATTGGTTTGGGTAATGCATTCAAAGTGGAATTTGGAGATAAGAAAAAAGCAAGAGTTCCAGATAAAATTGCTAAGGCAGCAATTGAACTTTATGATAAACATAAAACATCTCAACAAAAAGGTGATTATCAAAATACAATTTCTAAGTCTTATAAAGATTTACTTTCTTTTATTAGAAAAGGAAAACCAGTTGCGATGGAAGCGGTAGTTATTCAAGAACCACTCGACCCAGAAAAACATGATGTAAAAAAATATATTAGTGATTTTCAAAAATCTACTAATCCACAATTTGATGGAATGTCACAAGAAAAACGTAAAGAGATGGCGATAGCTGCCTATACAAAAGCAAAAGAGAACAAAGAAGATATGTCATTAGCACCAAAAGGTAAAGGACGTAAAGCTGCCAAAGCTTTGTATAAAGAAGAAGAAACACTTGATGAAAACTTTAGAACACTTGCTACTAAGGGTATGGGCACAGAAACAAAAAAACAAGCTAAAGTAGGACAGGAATCGGATTTTTATGAACCCAAATTAGGTGATAAGTTTTTTGGTAAGATTATAAAAATGGATAATAAAGGTTATCAGGTACGAGGTTTAGATAGACAATTTAAAGGTAAAATATTTACATTTAAATATTATGATAAAAACAAAGCAAAAAATCTTCTTAAACAAGAAGAAAAAACACTTGATGAAACTAACTGGTCAGCTGTTGTTGCAAAAACTGGTGCAGAAAGACTTGGTTTAGTGAAAAAACTTTATCCATTCGTTGATGATATTACGAATAAGAAGAAAAAAGATAAAGTTGTACAAGGATTTTATCATTATATAAAAAATAAAGATAAAATTGGAATTAAAAAACTAGATAAAATAGTCAGTAAATTGGGAAAACAAAGGGCGATGGATTATATTGACCAATATCGTCAAAATTATTTAAGAATGGACACCGAACTTGATGAGAAAGTCGGACCTAAGGACAAAGTGTTTCTAAAATTTCCAAATAAAGCAGAACTTACAAAAGCACTAAAATATATAAAAACTAAGTTTCGTGGGGGTATAGGACATAATCCTAGTGATAAGATTCCTAAACACGTTCAGATGCTTGTATCTCTACAACAAATTGATATGTTTTCAGGAATTAAAACTAAAAAAGAATTTCTTGATTGGCTTGATAAAGGAAAATTTAAATATAAAATATCTTTTACAGACAAATTTAAAGAAGAAGTTGAACTTGATGAAAACTTTATTGTAGAAGATAATGTAGCAACACTTAAAAATATTGTTAAAGGAAAACGAGCAATGCCATTAAAATTTAAAGACGGTACTATGAAAGTAGATTTACAAACAGCAAGTGGATTACTCAAAAGTATAATATTGTTAAAAACGAAACCAGAAACACTTAAAAAACTTACATCTATTATTGATAAAGGAAGTAAATCACAATTTCTACGACTAGTAGATTTAATGTGGAAATAGAGGAAGGAAACTAAAATGGGAAAAAAATATTTTGATACAAAAAAGAATTCGATAGAAGATGCAGTTTTGAAAGTTTGGAAAAAAATGTCTGGTATGAAAGTCGAAGAAGATAAAAAAGACGATTTACTTGCCCGTGCTGTCGAAAACGATAAACGAGTTTCGAATAAACTTAAAGAAGATGAGAAAGCAAAAGTTCTCAAAGAGAAAGAGGAATAGAACAATGAAAAAACAAAATGATTACTTTAAAACAATAGAAAAGGGAACATTGGAAGATGCTGTTGAACAAATTTGGAATGAAGATAGGGTAGAAATTGATGAAAGGATTAGGATTGATAAAAGAACTAAAAGTGTTACTCTTAATGTAAAAAAATCAGAGTCGGGAGAGTTACAAAAATATCTTAATTCTGTACGAACAAAGGAAAATTTTGATTGGCATGTTACAAAGAATGGTAATATAATAATATCACCTAAAGATACTGCCGCTAGAGCAACATTTCCAAAATTTATGACAGTTTTCATGAATTATTCCAAAAAGATAGGAAAGTTTGGTTCTGTAAAAATTGTAACTACTAATGAAGATACAGTTACAGAATCAACAGAACGTGAAGGAACAAAACTTGATGAGAAACAAAATTTAGAACTTACAACATTAGATTTTGATAAGATGTCTGATTTTAAGAAAGCAAGAAACTATCTTGAAAAACAAGGTGTTGCACCACCAGGTTACGGTGGTGGTGGTGGAGCACAGTATGATTTTGATAGGGATATGTATGGAGATTCTTTAACTATTCATAATATTGATATGCTTTCCTCGAAGATTAAGACTAAAAGAGATGTTGAAAATTTCTTGAAGAAAGGAAGATTTAAACTTGATATACGTTATATTGGTGCAGAATCAACAGAACGTAAAGGAACAAAACTTGATGAAGTTGTTACTAACTATAAACTACTTGCGAAAGATATTAAAAAAGAATTCCAACAACAATTAAGAAAGAAAAAGTTTCTTACTTTAAAAGATATTGAAAGTTATGTAATGTCTAATGCAGATTCTCCACATAAAGTTGAAACTGATGAGATTGTTAAAGAACTTAAAAAACTTCGTATAACAGTTGCTGGAAAGTTTCCACATAAAAGGGAAGAAGTTGAAATTGATGAAGCAATAACTTCGCCTTCAAGATATATTGATATTTTAAATAAATTACGAGAAGAAACAGAATATCAAAAGTTTTTTAAATCTGCAATGAAAAAGTTTGGTATAAAAAGTCCTGGGGAATTATCTGGCGATAAAGAAAAGAAATTTTATGATTATGTGGATAAAAATTGGAAGGGTAAAAACGAACCAAAAGAAGTTGGTGAAAAACGTAATGAGAAGACATTGACGGGGAAACCTAAAGATAAGATTGATGTAAATCCCCAAACTTCTGACAAAAGAGAATGATAAACTTTTATGATGTTAGATATGCGTATCTATCGGAACAGAAAAATTCTAACGGATTGCCACATATTTACATTGATTTAGATGGTGTTCTGGTAGATATGGAAAAGGGTGCAAAGGAAGCACTTCTTCCAAAATATCCGAAAATAAAACATTGGTTAGATGTTGATATAGAAAAAAGATGGAAGATTATTAATGATACAAAAGATTTTTGGAAAAATTTAGAATGGATGCCAAATTCAAGGAGACTTTGGAAGGTAGTAAGTCAATACCCAGCACATGTGTTATCAGCATATTCGCAACGAGATGACCATTCTAAGAGAGATAAGTTAATTTGGGTAAATAAAAATATGCGAGAATTGCCCAGAAATAGGATAAATATAGTAAAAAGAAAAGATAAACAAAAATTTGCAGTTGATAAGGGAAAACCTAATGTTCTTATTGACGACCATCCCAAAAATGTAGGTGAATGGAAAAAAGCAGGTGGTATAGGGATTTTACATAAAGATGTTGGTAATACTATACGACAATTGAAGAAATTAGGATTTGAATAACTATAAATATAATGTAGAATAAAAAATAAAAGGAGAAGGATTATGGGATTATGGGGAAAATCAACATCTGCTGAAAGCAGACCAAAGTTTTTATCGAAGAATAAAGATGCTGTTGGCGCTGGCGGTTCAAGACAAAATGCATTTGCTACTACTAGTGGATGGGCATTACGACCTGGACTTGCAATGAGTGGAAATGACAATTCTTCCGCTCAACCAGAAGTTCTTGTTTGTATTCGTGGATTGTCTTCCACTATGGCCGAAGCAAACCTATTGTCAGTAGGTTGGGATGCAAATACATCATTGACACACGCTGGGTCTGGATATATTGATATTTACTTTAATTGTGATGAAGCAATTACAGTAACATCTGCTGCTTACACAGGAGATTCTACTGAAACTAATCATTGGTATTTCACTTTGAGGGCATTAGACCCTGCTGATTTATCAGAGGATGCTGCTATAAATATGCAATATTATGCTGGTTCAGGAACAAACAGAATTACATTCCGTGGAGTTATTCCAGAGGCTGCACAAGCAGGTGCTGTTATTGCTCTTAACGCTTCAGGTTCAACTGCTGGTGTTTGTCCATTGATTACAAATGGTACAGCTGCTGTCGTAGACGGTAACGGTACTACTTGTACATGGGCAGACCAAAATTTAGCTGGTGATAGTGCTGGTGCTGGTGTAGACCATTCAACTGCTGTTTTAGGAACTACAGCATACAATTCTGAATTATGGAACACCACAACCAATGCGAATGATACTCAAACATTAAATACGGTTGCTGGAACTTCATCTGGTAGTACAACTACTGCGTTAGTTAGTTTAGCTTGTGCTTCGTAAGATTCAGTGATTAACTGATAAGAAATTATATTAAGTGAGGTGAAATAAAGAATATGATAGATAAGAAACAGATTGAAGAAAGAAAGGCCGCATTGCAAAAAGATTCAGAGTCAATGCGTGAGCTTGTCGAGAAACTCGACAACGAAAAAGCTAGTGCAATCGCAAGGATAACAGCGTTATCTGGTGCGATTCAACAATGCGACCAATTTCTTCAGCAATTAGATAAAGAAAGTGATGTCGGTGATAATGCCGACAGTAGCATTCCCACTAAGAAAAATAAAAAATAATTCTTAGGGGTTTATAGGAGAAAAGAAAATGGCTGATAAGAAAATTACAGCATTAACAGATTTAGGTACAGCGATTGCGTCTGAAGATTTACTTCACGTTATTGATGACCCATCAGGTACACCTGTTAATAAGAAGATTACTATTGCTAATTTATTTAACAATTTTCCAACATGGTTGGCGTTTGATTCAACACCACAGGCATTAACAGCCGCTGGTGCAGTCAATGTAACAACTCCAGTAACAACTGTTGCAAGTTCTGGTGCAATCGCACTAACTTTAGCAGATGGTTCTGTTGGGCAGATTAAAATTATTGTTTTCATTACAGACGGTGGTGACGCTACTTTAACACCATCAACTATGGCTAATGGAACTACACTTACATTTGCTGATGCTGGCGATTGTGCAATTCTAATGTGGATTGCTACAGGATGGGCAGTAATTGGTGCTTGGGGACCAGGAACACCTGGCGCAGGTCCAACAATTGCATAATGAGGTATAAATTATGAGTGAAAAACTTATTAAATATGGTGCTGGCGGAAAACCTATGATTGATGAAAAACAAACATTAATCGAAGTTACCCCAGAAATCAAACCTGTGAAAAGAAGTAACAGGAAGAAAAAGAAAGTTTTGAGTGAAGTAATATCTGAGGAATCTTCTGATATAAAATTGGAAGATTCCAAAGAGGATAAGGAAAAGGAAGATGAAAAGATTTAAAAGTTTTATAACAGAAAATCGTTCAGATTTAGGCGCAGCTAGTCCTGGAGTTAATCCAGGCTTCGGTGGCGAAATGATTGGCGACAATATGAATCTCGCAGACCTTAGTAACGATATGGTTGTGCAAGAATTAAATTCATATGTAGGTTCAATTAGTGGAGAATATTTAAATCCATATCATGCAATTAAAAAATTGCGTGAAACATTGAATACGGTAGGTCTTGATTTTAACATACCTACTTTCGCAGAAGATAATGGAGAAGTATCTGAAGTGTTGATTGTACATGGTGGAAGATTTGGAAAAACTGGAGAGGAATCCCCAGATGAAATCACAAACGACCCAAGTGGACAAGCACATATGAGAGAAAATCCTATCAAGATTCACTTCACACACGATTTAAGTCCTGCTGGTTCAACATTGTTGACTGCAAGACTCGGCGAATAAGTTTAAACTTTAACGAGTTGTGGTTTTATTATGTATGAGAAGATAACACAGGATAATTGGATTATGTTTGCAATTAAACATTACAATAATCCAGAATGCGAAGGAGAAAAGGAATTTTATGATGATTTAAAGAAATTTAAATACATCAAACGACTTCTTCGCAAATATTATGAAACGGGTAAGTTGAAAAAAACTTTGTTATTGAACCACATAACACTTTTGATTAATGTGTTTGGTGGTGAAGTAGCTGCAACTTTGTTATTGTTTAAGATAGATAAAAAATATTGGGGTGCATTAAAAGCGTTTATGTTATTTTTAAATATATTAAGACCAGACGAATTAAATGACATAGAAACAGATGAAGTGCTTTTGAGAGAGTTAAACGAGATATAAAGATGGATGTAAAATCATTTAAAGAATATAGTGGCACGGCGGGGATTTCGGGGATTTCTCAACCTGATACTTCCAAAAAACTATTTCCGCTTATAAAACGAAAAGATACTAACAGAGGACTTAAAAGAGGCGATGTACCACTACAAAAAGCTTTAAATGATGGTCAGAAAGCAGTACCGATTAGAAGAACCCCATCTCAAATAAAACAATTTATCACAATTGTTAAAAAGAAATATAAAGAATATGGTGGTAAGGATAAAGACCTTTTGAATTCTTTTACAGAAAGATTAGAACAAAAGATGTTAGAATCATTTAAAAAAGATGTATTAACAGAAACCAGAAATCCATTCAAATATGACCATTCACTTTATGCCAGAGATAAGGATACAGCGCCAAGAAAACCATCATGGACAAGAATACCTGCTGAAAAAATGCTTGTACGAGGCGGAAGAGCACCAAAAGAACTTTTAGATTTATTTGCTAATAAAATGAATCAATCAAATAAAAGTGATAAAGAAAGTCTTGAATATGCAGTTAAGAAAGGAGATAAACAGAGTATGCTTATAAATTCTTTTAAAGAATCAATTGAAGAAATTGAAGAAAACTTGAAAGATTGGCAAAATAATCATGCTGATATTATAAAAAACGAGAAAAAGTTTAGTAGAACAGGTGAGGTTGATATTCCATATGATGGTGGTAAACTAACAGTTAGAAAATCTGTGTTAAGACTATATGCTATTTTTATGAAAAGTAGCAAGCTTGATAAAGGAAAAAAATCTACAGCAGAGTTTGCAATGAATAGTGGTAGTAGACTTAAAATAGATAGTATTCTTGATACTGTACTGGGTTGGGCAAGTGATAAACTTAGATAGGGGAAATTAAAATGGGTTCAGCAATTGATTTATTTGTCGCATATCGTTTTTTAAGAATACTTACAACTCCGTTTGAGAAAACAGATGCATATAAATTTGGCATTATTGACGAAAAAGGTAACAGAATTAGAAAAGAAAAGTCATCTAAACCTGCTGTTGACTTAACAACTTCCGAATTAAAAAATGCATATACTATTTTACACAAACTTGTTTTTAATATTAAAAAAATATTTGCAAAAGTACCTGGTTTAAAAACAAAAGTAGGTACATATGCAGCTGCATTATTTTTACTTAAAGATACATTTAAAGAGAATTTTGAAGACCCCAGATTTATAGAAAAAACATTTTTGGAATATTTAAAAGAAAATTATGAAATAGATGATAGTATATCTGAAGAAGTCATTGGATTTGGAGAGATATTACCTAAAGGGGAATATATGCTTCAAAGTGATATTTTAAGTCGACAGTCAGAAGATATAGTTGCAAAGAAAGGTGATAAAGTTTTTGCAACGCAGGATACTTCGCCTACTGATACAGTTTTAGGTGTAGAAATTTTTCCTGTTATTCACGAAAAATCAAAAGAGACATTATATATAAGTTTAGAGGATATAAAAGAGAAATGAATAAAAAACCAAAATTTGCTGAAGTAATGAAACGATACTATAAAGATGAAAAGTTAGGTCTTCAAAAACCGACTACCGTATTACCAGAAGATGTGCCAACAAATGCAACTGGTACTGCAGTATCGGGGACAGGTGATGATAGTTCGACTGTTCCAGTTCCACCCAAAAAGAAGAAAAGATTTATTCAAATGGATGGTAGAGTAAGAGAAGCTAAAAAATTCATTGAACGTATCATGGCATTAAGAGCAAAAAGAGAAGAAAAAAAACAACAAGTAAAGGTATAAGTACAAAATGAAAAAAACTTTTAAGGAATATACCTATCCTTATCTTCCTATTGATTCATACAAACCAGTACCAGATTTAAATGCGTCCACAATGGACGCTTATGGTTCTAGTGGTGCTGGTCTTGATACATACAAACCAATGGTAACAGGACAAAAAAGAAAATTAGTATCTAAGTCGCAATTAGACCAAGTTGAGAAGTATGCAGATAAGATTTTTAGGTCTTTAAAGATTGATGTAGAATTTAGTAAGCATTTTCTTGCAAGATTGAATGATGCAAGAAACAAGGAACAGATAACTACTAACGAATTGCTTGCTTTATTTAAAAAATCACGACAAAAATATGGAACTAAAATAAAAGATATGGGTGCGAAAGCACAAGCAGTTATTGCAGATATGAATAGTAATGTTAATTTACCATTTGTATTAGCAGTAGATAAAAAAAATAATGAGTTGGATTTGGTTGCAAAAACTATAATGAGAAAGAAAGATTTTAGGACAACTAATCCAGTATTAAGAGTAGAAAATTTTAAAGATTTTAGTCAATTTCAAGAATTATTAGAACAGGTTCGTGAAGTTGATAAAGCAAAGAAACCAAAGAAAACTCCTTCAAAAACTTATAATTCCAGATAAGAGATAATATAAATAGATACATGAATGGTTATGCAATAGCAATGTGTGTAATAATAATCGTATGGTATGTTCATACAATATATAAGTAAAAGGAGTGAAATGAAATGGGATTAAAGGGAATGTTGATTATGGGTGTCTTGATGGCTGCTATGGCAGGTGGTTTTTATTTTTATTATAAGGATACACAAAATCGTATCCAAGTGTTGACGAAGAACAATGCAAAATTAGAAACTGCAGTTCAAACTCAACAAACAGCGATAGATACTTTGCAACAAGATGCAGAGAGATTTGATAAAGAAAACCGGCGATTGCAAATTAGATTAGATGATGCAGAGAAGGAGAAAGACGCATTACATAAAAAATTACAAAGACATAATTTAACGAGAGATGCATTAAGAAAACCAGGTTTAATAGAAAAAATAATAAACAGGGCGACTAAAAGAGAATATAAATCTATAGAGGATTTAACGAAGCGACCAACGAGGTAATATGTTATGGAAATAAAAGCGGGATTATTAATATTAGGATTAATTTTTGGAGTAAGTGGTTGTTCTTTTTTGAGTGGAACAAAGGATTTAAATGTAAGAACTATTCGGGTTGATAGAAGTATTCCCATTCAACCTTGGCCAAAACCAATATCAATGAATGGTATACATTTTTATGTTGTAACAGAAAAGAATTTTGAAGATTTTAAAGAACGATTTTTAAAGAAAAATTCTGACTTGGTATATATTGCAATGTCTGTGAGAGATTATGAAAATCTTGCGTTGGATGTTCAAGATGTAAAACGATACATTAAACAACAAAAAGAGATTATTATATATTATGAAATAGTAGCAGAAGGCATAAAGAAAAAAGAAACAAAAAAAGAGGAAGAATAAAATGCCAAGTTTAAAAAAATATTTTAATTATTGTCAAGGAATATCTTTTGATGATGATGTGCAAAATAATTATTTTTTTGCAGAGTGCTCTTCGCTTGCTTACCACCGTGGAAAATTTGCCAAAGAACAATTTAGTAGTATAGGTTTTAAAAGTCATACTTATTTAAGTGTTCGAGGTGCTCAAGTTCATATTGCAAGCAACACAGGGCATATAATAATTGCATTTCGTGGCACAGAACCACAAAAGTTGAGTGATATCAAAGCAGATATAACTCTCTTTAAAAGACCAGCAAAAAGTGGTCAAGAAGGTTGGGTGCATATGGGATTTCAAAAAGAAGTTGATAAACTTTGGAATAGTATTTTAGAAGTATTACCAAAGACAACTAAAAAACAAATTTGGATTACAGGACATTCACTTGGTGGTGCAATGGCAACTATTTGTGCATCAAGATTAGAACATCTAAATCCAAAACTATATACATATGGTTCTCCTAGAGTAGGTGGGGAAATTTTTTGTAAAGGATTGAAAGCGGAACATAAAAGATTCGTTAATAATAATGATGTAGTTCCAAAATTTCCATTATGGATAATGGGATTTACTCATCATGGGGAATTGTGTTATATCAATCATTATGGAAATATGAGGAATGGAGATTCATACTGGCAGAGATTCAAAGATAAAATGAGAGGTAGATGGGCTGCACTTAAAAAGTGGCAGTTTTTTGATGGATTCAAAGACCATTCATCTTCTCGTTATGCAAACAAATTAAGAAATCTTTGGTCTGCAATCGTATAAGAGGAAAAAAATATGTGGTATTTTTTATTAAGAGCAATCGCTAGTGGTATTGTTGGAAGTGCAACGGCAAAATGGTTCGAGACAACTTCTTTAGGTATATGGACATATGCAAAGTTTTCTCAATTTTATAATTGGGCAGCAGATAGATATAATTTAAAGATTCTTGAAACAGAAGAACAATGGAGGAAAAAGTATCCAAACATTGCACAGAAAATAGATGGTTTGGAACAAAAAATTAAACAAATGGAGAACAAAAATGTCTAAATGGGTAAAAGATAGAGTTAATGAAAGAACATCTTGGGACGGCGCAACATTGATTGGATTCGGTGTTGTTGTTGTTTTTTTTAGTCCTATTGCTAAGTTGTGTGCATACGCAGCTATAATTTATGGTGCATGGACTTTGATAACCGAAGAAAAATAATTGAATAAGGAGGACTGTTAACATGGCGAATGGACCAACAAACAACAATAATTCATGGGCATCTAGTGTACCAATGGATAAGGGTGTACGCACAGAAATAGATGTTTTACAACGAGAAGTTTCAGAGATGAAACAGATTCATATAAGATTAGATAAAGCGATTACAAAGATTACAGATGTATCAAGTTCTATTCATATCATGTTAGCAGTCCATGAAGAAAAGATTGAAAGACAAGAAGAAATACTAAATGATAATGTTTTACAGATAGAAGAAAAAAGAAAAGAATTAGCGACAGATATTAAAGAAATTCATAGCAGGATTACTACTATTAATAGAGAATTATATGAAAGAGTTACTAATACTGAACAACATATCATAGAAAATACTAAAAAACAGATAGATTCTTTGAAAGACGACTTGGATAATAGAGTTGGTGTTTTGGAAAATTGGAGATGGTTAATTATTGGTGGTGCGATTGTGGTAGGATTTATGTTAAATAAATTTATACAGTTTTAATTTTTATTTGACTTTTCTATTTTTTAGTGTATCATATTAGAAAGACTTTATTATGCATAACCATATTGATATAGAATTTATAAGAAGATTGTCTTCTCAATTAAAATTATACAAAGAGAAGGGAAACAATTTATTTAACTTCAGGTGTCCAGTTTGTGGAGACTCTAAAAGAAGTCGTGTGAAAGCGAGAGGATATCTCTTTCAAAAAAAGAATGACTTTTTTTATAAATGCCACAACTGTTCTATAGGATTAACATTGGGTAATTTAATTAAACATATTGATATTGATTTACATAAACAGTATATAATGGCAAGATATACATCTGATGTATCTTCCACCGAAAAACCAAAATTCGATTTTAAACCACCAGAGTTTAACATACACGAACAAACTAAGTTTGAAGATTTGTTTTATCAACTTAAAAATTTTGATGATTTAAAAACTTCACACCTAGCAATAAAATTTTTAGAAGAAAGAAAAATTCCAAAAGAATATTATTCTAAATTATATTTTACATCTGGATTTTTTGCATTTACCAATACACTTTTACCAAATAAATTTCCATCACTTAAAGGTGACCACCCAAGATTAGTCATTCCATTTTTTAATGAGGAAAATATTTTATTTGGTTATCAAGGTAGGTCCTTTGGAAAAGAAAATCCAAAATATATTACGATAATGTTGGAAGAAAGAAATAAAATATTTGGTCTTGATAGAATTGATTTTGATAAACATGTTTATCTTGTCGAAGGACCGATTGATAGTCTTTTTCTTGACAATTGTCTTGCTGTTGCTGGTGCTGATTTTAAATTAGATATTGATAAAAAAAACTATACGATTATCTATGATAATGAACCAAGAAATTTGGAGATAATAAAAAGAATGGAAAGGTCTATTGCACAAAACCAGTCGATTGTAATTTGGCCTGATAACATTCATGAAAAAGATATTAATGACATGGTACTTTCTGGTAAAACTTCCACAGAAATCCATGGAATTATAAGTAATAATACCTTCTCTAGTCTCCATGCCAAAACGAGATTAATAGACTGGAAAAAAGTTTAAGGAGTCATAACAAATGCACAACGATTTGCCTACACAATATCAACAATTCATTCATTTATCAAGGTATTCAAGATGGATACCCGAAGAAAATAGACGAGAAACCTGGCACGAAACGGTATCAAGATATTTTACTTTTTTTGAGAATCATTTAAAGAAAATGCACAAATATAAAATGACAGATAAGTTGAAAAAACAATTAAGAGAAAATATATTAGAGTTAAAAATTATGCCTTCTATGAGATGTCTTATGACTGCTGGTGAAGCACTTGAAAAAGAAAATATCGCAGGATATAATTGTTCATATGTCGCAGTAGATAGACCACAAGCATTTGATGAGATTCTTTATATTTTAATGAATGGAACGGGTGTTGGGTTTTCTGTTGATAGACAAGCAGTTAGTAATCTTCCAGATGTTGCAGAGGAATTTCATCCAAGTGATACAAAGATAGTTGTCGCAGATTCAAAACTTGGTTGGGCAAAAGCATTTAAAGAACTTCTTGCAATGGTATATCATGGACAAATTCCAAAGTGGGATTTAAGTAAAGTAAGACCATCAGGTGCACCATTAAAAACTTTTGGTGGTCGTGCATCTGGGCCAGAACCATTAGATGATTTATTTAAATTTTGTGTAAAGGTATTACGTAACGCAGCTGGTAGAAAACTTACTTCTCTTGAATGTCATGATATTATTTGTAAGATTGCAGAGATAGTTGTTGTGGGTGGTGTAAGACGTTCTGCATTAATTTCTCTTTCTAATTTATCTGATGATAGAATGAGAGCTGCAAAGACAGGAAGATGGTGGGAAACAGAACCACAGAGAGCGCTAGCAAACAATTCTGCGATATATAGTGAAACTCCAGATATGGGAATATTCTTAAAAGAATGGAGGTCATTGTATGATTCTAAATCTGGTGAAAGAGGAATCTTTAATCGTGCTTCGGCTGTTAAGATTGCTTCTCAAAATGGCAGGAGACAAACTGATGGGATAGAATTTGGAACGAATCCTTGTTCTGAAATCATCTTACGTTCAAGAGAATTTTGTAATTTATCAGAAGTTGTAATAAGACCAGAAGATACTATGGAAACCTTAAAGGAAAAGGTAAGACTTGCGACTATTTTAGGCACTTTTCAATCCACATTAGTTAATTTTAAATATATTGCAAAAGAATGGAAAAAGAATTGTCAAGAAGAAAGACTCCTCGGGGTTTCTCTTACAGGTATAATGGAATGTCGTTTTACAAATGGTAAAGAAAAAGGATTGAATGAAAGATTACAAGAATTAAAACAACTTGCGATTGACACAAATAAAAAATATGCAAAGGATATTGGTATTAATCAATCGGTTGCGATTACTTGTGTGAAACCATCTGGTACAGTTTCTCAATTAGTAGATTCTGCGTCTGGTATTCATGCAAGACATAATCCATTTTATATTCGTACAGTTCGTGGAGATGTAAAAGACCCATTATCTAAAATGATGGTTGATATTGGGTTTCCTTCAGAAGAAGATTATATGAATAAACATAATGTTGTTTTTTCATTTCCACAAAAGGCAGATAAGGACGCAGTTTTTAGAACAGATATGACTGCGATTGAACAACTTGAAAATTGGAAAATCTATCAAGAGAATTGGTGCGAACATAAACCATCTGTAACGATTTCCGTGAAAGAAAAAGAATGGATGGAAGTGGGAGCATGGGTTTATGATAACTTTGATTATATGAGTGGAGTGTCATTTTTACCATTTACTGACCACGTCTACAAACAAGCGCCGTACCAAGATTGTACGGAAGAAGAATATAACGAATTTTTAAAGAAAATGCCTAAAGATGTAGATTGGGGTATATTGTCCAAATATGAATCTACAGATACGACTATTGCGTCACAGGAACTCGCTTGTGGTGGACAAGACGGAAATGGTTGTGATATAACCTTTACACCAACTGGAGTTTCGTAGGATGATTGGCGGTAAATCCGCTGCCAGAGCCATTTTAAAGGGGTATTTGGACGCTTTTAGGAAGCGTAAGTGTGTTTGACCCTACCTTTATAAAAGGGTCAAAAAATGAGTTATTTATGACAGAAGATATTATGATAAACAACAGACTGGAAACTGAGCTCAACCCAAAAATTAAATCCGTAGGGATAGATTATAGTATGACCAGTCCTGCTATATGTTTATCTTTTGCTGAAAATTTTGCTTGGGAAAATTGTAAAATATACTATTTAACTGCCAAGAAAAAATATTTGGGTTGTTTTGCTGACAATAAAATTGTTGGAGAATGGCTTTATAAAGATTGGGAGTCTCAGCAAGAAAGATTTCACGCATTAAGCAATTGGATAATGGTGCATCTAAAACTCGACCCGAATATCAAAGTGTATCTCGAAGATTACTCGCTGG